CTTCAAAAGCGGCATCCAGCGCAGCGCGGATGCTGGATACATCGATGTCGTGAAAATCAAGACTATCGGAATTTCTACGCACCAAGGTTTCCACCCCGAGGTGGCGCTGGGCGATTTCGGTAAATAAATCGTCCTTGGATTGGGTTTTGCGGCGGTAGGTTTTGCCGGTCTCTTCGCGGATGGTATTCTCAAACCAATCGCACCAGCCTTTGTCGGCGATGCGCTTTGTCAGATGCTCGGTAATGGCTGCCGCAGAAGTTGGTCCTTTTGCAATTCCCGGCTTGCCTTCGATGAAGCTCAGGTCATCGGCAAGATGGCGCCCGAAGCGCGCGTCTAAAACATCGCGGGCTTGCTCCGCTGTCAGATCAAAATGCTCTGCAAGGAAGCGGCAAGCGGTATCCCAGGTCAGTTCGGCATCGTAGCCGTTATGGATGCTGGTACCCCAAAAGCCCCATTCTTCGTTAGCGGTGCGTACTGGTATGAAGTTGGTCATAAAAAGCTCCTTTTTCGGTTGTTAATCGTGCCCCTGTGGACACTTCCATGAATGCTCCGAACAGGAAGTAAATCAACTCGAAAAACACCATTTTCGCATTATTTATCAATATAATAACTGTCTTATTCAGTTGATTAAAACTGCGTTCTGAGCATGGCGGATTATCGGGCTAAAATTCGGGGTTTTCTGCGTGACGGTGACCATCCATCAGGGCGATTGCAGGGAGGTGCTGCCACGGCTGGAAAGCGAATCGGTGCATTGCTGCGTCACCAGCCCGCCATATTGGGGATTGCGCAATTATGGCGTTGATCAGCAAATTGGCCTTGAGGCAGACTTACAGGAATATATCGATGCCCTGGTCGCGGTGTTCGCGGAGGTAAAAAGAATTCTCCGGCCGGACGGATCGCTGTGGCTGAACCTGGGTGATTGCTATACCGGCTCCGGCAAGGGCGGGCATTCGAAGCGGATCCGGAGCGCGAACTGGCAGCCGATCTATGGCAAGAGTAAAACGCCGTTTCAACTAAAGCCGAAGGAGCTGGTCGGGCTGCCGTGGCGGGTGGCCTTCGCGCTGCAAGCCGATGGGTGGTTTCTGCGCTCGGACATTATCTGGAACAAATCCAATCCGATGCCCGAAAGCGTCAAAGACCGGCCCACGCGCGCGCATGAATTCATCTTCCTGTTGACGAAAAATCAGCGCTATCATTATGACTATCACGCTATCCGCGAGCCGCTGAAAGATTCCACGGCGGCGCGGCTGCTGCAAAATATTGAGCAACAGGAAGGCAGCGCCAGAGCGCACGCGGGGGGCAAAACCAATGGCAAAATGAAGGCGGTGGTGTTCGGCGGCGCCAATAAGCATGAAGGATACGGCACCACCCGGCATAGCGGCAAGGAATGGACGCTGGATATGGCGGGCGGCGGCACCAGCATGGTCGGCCATAAAGGTTATTTCAAAGAAGACGGCACGCCCACCTGCGGTGTGCTGGTTAATAAAAAAAGCGTCTGGACGGTTGCCACATGCGGCCTCAAGGAAGCGCATTTTGCTACCTTTCCGCCGAAGCTGATCGAACCGTGCATTAAAGCGGGCTGTCCGGAGGGAGGAACTGTCATCGACCCGTTCTTCGGCGCGGGCACCACCGGCCTCGTTGCCAGCCGCCTCGGCCGCCATTGCATCGGCATCGAACTGAATCCGGAATATGCGCAGCTCGCCGATAAGCGCCTTAAAGAAGACGGCGGCATGTTTGCGGAGGTGCAGCGGCCGGAAACGCAAAGCGCTGAAACTCCACCTCAACTTGCAATGTGATAATGCGATATGGGACTTTCGATTCGCGCATACGGCCGCCATCGCGGCGTTAGCGAAGGCGCTGTCCGCAAGGCGATTAAAGCCGGGCGTATCAGAACGGAAGCGGATGGCACCATCGACCCGGCAAAAGCCGACCGGGATTGGAATTCAAACACAGATACCAATCAGCAACGCTCCTCTCCACAGGTAAAAGCGGTACCCGACGCGGCGGTGGATGCCGTGCGCGACACGCTGCGCGAAAACGGCACGCCCACCTCGGGCGGCACCACCTTCATGCAGGCGCGAACGGCCAATGAAGTTTTGAAAGCGCAGACCAACCGGGTGCGCCTGCAAAAGCTGAAAGGCGAGTTGATCGACCGGGTGAAAGTGATGGCGCATGTTTTCAAACTTGGACGGCAGGAACGCGATGCCTGGCTTAACTGGCCTTCGCGGGTTTCGTCACAGATGGCGGCAGAGCTGGGAGTGGATGCCCATACCATGCATGTGACTCTGGAAACTTATGTCAGGCAGCATCTATCAGAACTCGCTGAATTCCGAGCAAGGATCGATTGAAGCGTATGAAGGTTCCGATCAGGTAGAAGAATTATGGAGCAAGGGCTTACGCCCTGATCCGCTGATGAATGTTTCCGAGTGGGCGGACAACTACCGCTTGCTCTCGCCGAAATCGGCGGCGGAACCCGGCAAATGGCGCACCAGCCGCACGCCTTACCTGAAAGAAATCATGGATCATCTGTCGCCTGGTTCGCCGGTGCAGCGGGTGGTTTTCATGAAAGGCGCGCAGGTCGGCGGCACCGAATGCGGCAATAACTGGATCGGCTACGTCATTCACATGGTGCCGGGCCCCATGATGGCGGTCGCGCCCACCGTGGAGCTGGCAAAACGCAATTCGAAACAGCGCATTGATCCGCAGTTGGAAGACGTTCCGGAACTGCGCGCGCTGGTGAAGCCCGCGCGCTCGCGGGATTCAGGCAACACCATTTTAAGCAAGGAGTTTCCGGGCGGCCTGCTGGTGATGACCGGCGCCAATTCCGCCGTGGGGCTGCGCTCCATGCCCGCGCGCTTCCTCTTCATGGACGAAGTGGACGGCTATCCGGGTGATGTCGAGGGCGAAGGCGATCCGATACTGCTGGCCGAGCGCCGTTCCGCCACCTTTCAGCGCCGGCGAAAGGTATTTTTGGTGAGTACGCCGACGACAAAAGGATTATCGCGGATCCAGCGAGAGTTTGAAGGCAGCGATCAACGTTATTTCCATGTGCCGTGTCCAGAGTGCGACCATTTTCAGCCACTTCGCTTCACGCAGTTAAAATGGCCGGAAGGAAGCCCGCGCGAGGCGCGCTACACCTGTGAAGAATGCGGCACGCTGATTGACGAGCATCATAAAACGCAGATGCTCGCGCGCGGGCGCTGGGTCGCCCACGCCGAAGCCGATGGCCGCACGGTGGGATTTCACCTTTCTTCGCTCTACAGCCCGGTGGGATGGTTTTCCTGGGGCGATGCGGCAGAAATGTTCGAAAACGCCCAAAAGAATCCCGACTTGATGAAGGGATTCGTCAACACGGTGCTGGGCGAGCCTTATGAAGAGGAATACGAAGCGCCCGATTGGCAGCGCCTATACGAGCGCCGGGAACGTTATCCTGTCGGCATTGTGCCGCTGGGCGGGCTGTTTCTTACCGCTGGCGTCGACGTGCAGAAAGACCGCATCGAATGCGAGGTGGTTGCATGGGGACGCGAGAAAGAAAGCTGGTCGGTGGATTATCATGTGCTGGGCGGCGATACCGCCAGGCCGGAAGTATGGGAAAAGCTGGCCGGATTACTGCGCCGGGATTGGCCGCACGCTGGCGGCACGACCATGCCGATCCGCGTCATGGCGGTGGATAGCGGTTACGCCACGCAGGATGTGTATGGCTGGGTAAAGGGCAATCCTCAAGCAAGCTGGGGAGCCGCAGGCGCGCGCGCCTCCAGCCCCCGCACGGTGGTGGCGGTGAAAGGCCGCGATACCGAAACGGCGCTGATCCTAAGCGTTTCCAAAGCCGATGTCGGCAGCCGAAAGCGCGGCTTGCGGGTATGGAATATCAGCGGCCCGGTGGCCAAGATGGAATTGTACCGCTGGCTTAAGCTGGAGCGGCCTACCGAGGAAGCGATGGCGGCGGGTGACAAATTCCTGCCGGGCACATGCCACTATCCCGAATACGCCGAGGAATATTTCAAGCAACTCACCGCCGAAAAGCGGGTGATCAAGCTGCATAAGGGATTCCCCCGCGCAAGCTGGGAAAAAGACCCGACGCGCAGCAACGAGGCGCTGGACTGCCGCGTGTATGCGCGCGCGGCGGCCAGCATCTACGGGCTGGACCGCTTCACTGACCGGCAATGGCAGCAGATGGAACTTGCGCTCGGTAAGGCGCCGCTCTACACGCCGCGCCCGGCGGAGCAGCCGGAAGATGAAAGCGCACCGCCGCCACCGGCGCCGCGCCAGCCATCAACCGCGATTGAGCAGCGCCGCATCATCAAAGCGGACGATCCTTATCTTTAAGAGGCACCCATGGCCGATCTGGCGACATTGCAAGCCCGCCTCGCGGAAGCGGAGGAAGCCTATCATCTGCTGATGACCGGCGCGAAGGAAGTTTCCGTCAGCATCGGCGGTTACGGCTCCACCACCTACACGCAGGTCAATATCGAAAAGCTGGATCAGTACATCCAGCGGTTAGGCGCTCAGATCGCGCGCCTGGGCGGAAAATCGCGCCGCGGCGTGATCCTCACGGAGTTTTAAATGAGTAATGACACCTCACATCGCGCGGCGTCGCTTTCAGCGCGCGAGCTGGCAAGCTGGCTTCCCAGCCAGGGTTCGGCCGATAGCGATCTGCTCGGCGAACTGCCCACGCTCGTTTCGCGCTCGCGCGATCTCACCCGTAATCATGGCGTTGCCTCCGGCGCGGCACAGACCATGGTCGACAACGTGGTGGGCATCGGGCTGCGGTTAGTCGTCCTCCCCGACTACCGCAGCCTCGGGAGGTCTAAGGAATGGGCGGACGAATGGGCGCGCCAGGTGGAATCGCTATGGCGGGGCTACAGTGAAAGTTTTGATTGCGATGCCGCGCAATCTCTTAATTTCGCCGGGCTGACTACCCAGGTATTTCGCTCGGGATTTATTAATGGCGAGGCGATTGCCTTGCCGCTGTGGCTGCCTGACCGTGGCCTGCCGTTCGCCACCTGCGTGCAGCTGGTGGAGCCTGACCGCCTGTGCAGCCCGCACGGAAAACCGGACGATAAATACCTGCGCGGCGGCGTGGAGATTGATGATTATGGCGCGCCGCTGGCCTATTGGGTGCGCAGGACGCATCCCGGCGACACGTTTTTGCCATTCGCATCGGGCGCGGATGATTGGGAGCGCATCCCGGCAAAGACCATGTTCGGGCGGCGGCAAGTGCTGCATATCCACGATAAGGAACGCTCCGGCCAAAACCGTGGCAAACCGGCATTAACCGCCATCATGCCCATGTTCAAAATGCTCGATCATTACGAGCGCTCGGAACTCCAGGCGGCGGTGGTCAACGCCATGATCGCTGCCTTCATCGAAACGCCGCTCGATGCCGAAACCATCATGGAAATGTTCGGCGGCTCTTTCGATGATTACGATGCCAAGCGCCGGGAATGGCAAGTGCGCCTGCAAGGCGGCTCGATCATTCCCGTCTTCCCTGGCGACAAGCTGGCGCCGTTTACGCCCAGCCGTCCGAACAGCGGCTATGGCGCGTTCGTGGAAAACATCCTGCGCCACATCGGCACCGGCCTCAATCTGCCATTCGAATTGCTGATGAAGGATTTCAGCAAGACCAACTATTCCAGCGCGCGCGCCGCGCTGCTGGAAGCCTGGCGCTATTTTCTAGGGCGCAGGCAATGGCTCGGCACCTATTGGGCGAAGCCGGTTTATGAGCTGTGGCTGGAGGAAGCGGTAAACAGCGGAAAAATCGAAGCGGACGGATTCTACCTGAACAAGCCCGCATGGTCGCGCTGCAAATGGATCGGCCCGGGCCGTGGCTGGGTGGATCCGGTGAAGGAAGCGCAAGCCTCGCAAATCCGCATGGAAGCCGGACTATCCACGCTGGAAGACGAATGCGCGCAGCAAGGTCTCGA